TCACGATATTTTAGTCGGTCCTGTAGGACTCTGGCTTCCTTGGGATCCGGATGCTTATAAGACTGGTCGTATCGAGTTTATGGAGGAGGAACTCAATCAACTCCATCATGAGAAGGTGAAGAACGAAGCGCGTGCAAAGGAGGAATTCGAGAAGAGGGTGAAAGAGTCAAAGAAGAAGGCGATTGAGGAGAACATCGCGCTAGCTAAGAAGACTGGTAATGTGCTAACTCAGACGATCGATGAACAGGGTAATTTGATCGGTGTTCAACAAACGGTCGATTTCGAGAGTAGGGAGCCTGCTACCGAGGAGGAAACCAAAGCATATAATGATAACATTATTAGGGGAACCATAGGTTCCCCCTAAGACCCCTCCCTTTTTTAATAGTATCCTTTATAATAAACTGTCAATAATTACACTTTATGAAAAAACCTAAAGAAATATCTATATGAATCCATATAGATATGTCATCCGAAAAAGAATCGATAATCGCTATTGCAGTCTTCGATACAAAGAAAATAAAGGGAACCGTCCGATTTACCGAAGATATCAATAAACAGGATATTGTGATCGATATCGATATTGCGGGTCTAAAACCAGGTCTCCATGGATTTCATATACATACTTATGGGGATATGAGCGAACAATGTGATTCGATGTGTGCGCATTTCAATCCCTATGGGAAATCTCATGGGGGACCGGATTCTGTGGTTCGTCATATAGGTGATTTAGGGAATCTACGGGCGGATGCTACCGGCGTTGCCAAATATCAAATGCGTGATTCCGCGATCAAATTACGAGGAACGAAATGTAATATTATTGGTAGAGGTCTTATCATACATGCAGATGAAGATGATCTAGGATTGGGTTCTCATGAGGATAGCTTGAGTACCGGTCATGCCGGAAAACGCATTGCGTGTGCGGTTATTGGTTATGCGCGACCTTTACATGGTTGCAAATAAGGGTCTTTTTTCTTTTTATCTTTATTGTCTTGTACGACATATGCATATGTTATTAATATAATAAGTCCAATAGGTAACCATAAGGGGTCATAATAATTAAGATAAATCCATAGACCTACAAATATAACGGGGAATAGATGTAATCTAGGAATCAATATGTAACAATCCGAAGTACGGAAATAGATCCAGAGACATCCACAAATGACAGAAATGGCAACTTTTTGATCATAGGTGAGGAATTTATCTACTATCATTCTATACTATGTTTACAGAATTATATTTATCTACAACAAATCCTAAAATCACTCTTTATGACATGTATCGGGAGAATCTAGGATCCATTTTGGGTTCGGTCATATTTCATACAGTAATCTATTGTGCTGTGTTAAATATCGCATCATTTATTTTCTTTGGAAAATTTTTATCGACTATTGTAAATCTTCGGTTATCTGTTATCTTGATATTAATAATGTTTTTCGGATATATTGGACGGTATTATCATGTAAAAGATATTTATCAGGCTTATAAGGGAGATCTAGAGAAGACTAGAGCACATTGCGATCGATTATATATTGGCTGGATTTTCATTGGATAAAATCTCTTAATAGATAGAATTCTGATCTATATTAATTCTTTATGACAGATATTGGAGGTTGTCATAAAGATTTATTGTTTGAATTGTAAAATGTAAAAGGGTCTAATAATAACCATTCATAAAGAATTATTTTACAAATGGTATATCCTTATAAAACGGGGGGTCGTAGGGCATTTCATAGTAGTGGAGCCCCCTACTACCATTTCCCCTTCTTCACTGTTATTTGTTGTCCAGCGGATTTCTTCTTCGCCTTACTTGGATCATACTCATCTTCATCGTCATCTGTCAATCCTTTGGAGATTTCCCAGAATTCTTTCGATCCTAGTTTGAAATCGGGTCTCTGTTCGGCTTTATACCAGAAAATTTGGTCATTGAGTTTATTCGATTTAGCGTTGTTATTAATCACCAAACATTCATAGTTCTCTGTTGTCTGGTCCATCACCGAATTAAACGATTCGAAGGTAGGAAACATAGACGCATAGTTTTCCCATATTCTTTTTCTATTTGTCGCATAGGGTTCTCGCAATATAAAAACATAATCTATATTGGTGCGGAGATTTGGTGGGATTCCAAGCGGGTACTGCATAGTTATTATTAACATTATCTTCCAATGTCGCATTGGCTACCGTTTTCATTCTATCATTTCTTATAGAAATCACTAAACCTATACTTTTTAAATGGGTATAGCATCCTCTCGGATGGGATTAGACTATATTTTAAGCTATCATCAATGTTGATTAGACATCTCAAGCCCACAGGCATTTAGTCGTTGAACATTCTCCATATACTTATCATAGCGTACTTAGGAGATTCGCTGCGGATTGTCTCTATTTCATATCTTTTTACTCTACCAAATGTGATTAGCATTTGCCATATAGACATTTCTGACTATACTTAGTAATATGAACTTAACGAGAGTTTCCCGCAATTTGGATGTGTTGCTTATCATACCGACCTAAATCGGATATCATAAACTAGCTATTCTTTTGGAATAACTACGGCAGACATTTTACCGTTCATAAAGAGAAGCCGCATTAACTTATCACGAGTCCAGCTTTGGTCATAAAGACAATCATCTAAAATCACGAAAGCACGGGGATCGATCGTAGACCGCTTATATTGCTCGATTTCCTTATTGACTTGTTTGAGAACCACCTTCTGTCGTCGCAATATATTTTCGATCAACACCGAATTATATTCTTCATGAATAAAGAGTTTGGGAACATGCGAAGCATAGAATCCATTCCCGGCCTCTGTTCCTGAAATAACGGTTCCTATAGGAATATCCTGATGATGATATAATAAATCGCGAACTAGATACGATTTACCAGTATCACGACGACCAATCATGACAATCACTGGACCTTTATTCTCATCCGGCTTAAAAGTAATATGCCGCATATCGAATTTCTTTAATTCTAATGTCATTTCTATAGATTGTTATATAGTTAGACTTGAATTTTTAGGAGAATACGAAACGCACAGGGGGCTCCGCCCCCCTGCGACCCCCCGTCCGTTTGACGACCAAAATGGTAATAACCTTTTTAGAACCCAAAATAAAATTTATCACATGCGGGGGGTCGCAGGGGGGCGGAGCCCCCTGCGCGTTTTAACCATAAAAATAAAGAATTATAAAATGTTATACGGAAAATGTCTAAATATAATCTTGATTTTGATACGATCGAACCGATTGATATTACTTCTTTAGGACAAGCAATCGGAAATCCTGAATCCACTTATGACCCCTTTCAAATAAAAAATATACAATATTATAACCCCCTTTATACATTATTTCAGGAAAAATCAAAAGGAGGGTTCGAGAACCCAGTTTCCTTAAATCATCCCTATAAATTCTATAATAGTTCGACGATTTATTCTCTAGGTTCTCCAATCCAGAAAAAAGAAAAGGAAGTGTTTATCAAATTCGCTCCTTTAGTAGATCCTTTAAAATTCCTTATTGGAAAATATAAAGACGATTATGATCGGATCCGTATATTACCTTCTCCAAAAGAAACTTTAGATATAGATCCCAATCATCCTTCTATAAAATCCCATGAAAAATTATCATCGATTCATAATGCATCTTATGTAGATAATTTCTTCTGTTATTTATCGGGACAGGCATTATATCATCATGACATTCTCCATGGTATCGAATATTATGGATCCTTTTTAGGAATTCAAGAAAAATATCGGATGAATATTGCCGATGATTTAGATTATGTTATGCAATCGGATTATTTCTTAGCAAATAAGGGGATCCTATATGAAATAGATGATATATCGGAAGACGAAGGATCAAAAGATCTCTTTTCAGAAAGTTCGCGAGCCAATCGTGGGAAAATAAATATTCATAATCATACAAATATTTCGATTATCTCTTTATCGGAGAATGTAGATGGAGAACCTGTCATAAAGGAAACAATGAATCTGGTTGATATGGATAATCTTGATATAGAAAATAGTGATATACATCTAGAGGTTCCTGTAGAGGATGATTCGGATAATAGTGAGGTGAATTATTCGGACGAAGAGGATGCCGATGACGATGACGATGACGATGACGATGACGAGGATGAAGAAGAGGATGAAGAAGAGGATGAAGAAGATGCCTCTGAAAATTCCGAAGAAGAGGATGAAGAGGACGATGACGAAGAGGATTCCTTTGCCCCCGACCCCGTAGTCAATGCCTATTTCTATCATTTCCCTGTCCAAATGATCTGCTTGGAAAAATGTAAAGGAACCCTCGACGAATTGTTCTCAAAGAAAATCCTCGATTTAGATACCGCAGCATCGGCCCTTTTCCAAGTCATTATGACCCTATTGATCTATCAAAAAATGTACCATTTTACCCATAATGATTTACATACACAGAATATTATGTATATCGAAACCGATATCGAATTTCTCTATTATTCCTATAAGAAAAAAATCTTTAAAGTCCCTACTTATGGTAAAATCTTCAAAATCATCGATTTTGGCCGAGCGATTTATAAATTCCAAGGTCATCTCTTCTGTAGTGATAGTTTTGAACTTGGTGGCGATGGTCATACACAATATAATTGCGAACCCTTTTTTGATGAATCAAAACCGCGTATCGAACCGAATTATTCTTTCGATCTCTGTCGTCTAGGATGTTCGATTTATGATTATATACTCGATATTGAAGAGGAATTAGATACAAAGTCAGAAAAAAATGCACTAGAAAAGACGATTATTGATTGGGTGACCGATGATAATCAAAAAAATGTTCTCTATAAGAAATCGGGAGAAGAACGCTATCCAAATTTCAAACTCTATAAAATGATTGCAAGAACGGTCCATCGAAAGTTACCGGAAGATCAACTCAAAAATCCGCTTTTCTCACAATTCGAAACGAAACTAGGTAAGAAAGAACAGAAGAGTTTGAAAATATTAGATATTGATTCATTACCTATCTATGTATAAAATCGTAAAATAAATATAAAACAATACCTTTTATATTTATAAAAAATGAACCCCCTTATTTTAATTACATCGATCATCGATATTCCGAATCTACCACTTTCCTATTGCGAAACCCGTAGTGTATTTACGCGGCAAGAACGGTTTGAACAAACCAAGGAGACGATCAAGACGATAAAAGAAAAGATTCCAGGTACCCGGATTTTATTAGTCGAATGTTCTCCCTTTACCGAAGAAGAAGACCGGTTTTTCAAAGAGAACTGCGATTTTATAGTGAATCTCATTCATGATGAGTATTGTAGAAATGCGATTTGGTCGATTTCGAAATCATGGGGAGAAGGAACCATGACAACCGCTGCATTTCGATATATGAGAGAACATGATATCGAATATGATCGATTGATTAAGATTAGCGGCCGGTATTGGCTCGATGATCGATTTCTTTATGACAAAACCAATGCGCGATCTACTATTGCTTATATAGATGATACCCCTGATAATGTATCTACAGCTTTATATATGTTATCAAAAGATCATAGTGAATTATGGAATGATTTTTTGATTGGATCGTATGACGCGTATATGAATTGTATTAGTTATGAGGAAATATTTGCTTCGTTTATGAAAACTCTTCCAGAAACGAGTTATATGGTTGTGCCAAAGATTGGTATATCAGGATATATTGCTCCTTTTGGAAATATCATGGAAATGTAGTAGGGGAACCTACGGTTCCCCTTACGATCCCCTCCTTTTTTTGCTACTACGAAGTGAGCTAAGATCCCCCTCCCTTTTTGTTACTACGAAGTGCGCTAAGATCCCCTCCCTTTTTGCTACTACGAAGTGCGCTAAGATCCCCCTCCCTTTTTGGGTTAAAATATGAAAACCTAAAAGAAAATATCCAAAAAGTAATAAGTGAAATACCGAAAGAAAAATATGAAAATATATTTAAGGGTGCTTACGAACGACCAGAAAAATATGTTCCAAAGAA